CATTATGCGCGACGCCGCTTGGAACGTTCCGGCATGAGGAAGGCCGGGAAAGCGGCCCTTGCGGCCTGTCCGGCCCGCGACCGGCGCGGCCAGCCGGAGGCGCGAGACCGGCGCGGCCCGTGCGCCGTAACGCTTCTGTGACCGGCCCGAGGACTCTCACTGCCACACGCCGCCCGCCGCACAAGATATCCGCCGCCTGTCGCGTCGCACACCGTGGCCCGATCACAGGCAGTCGGTTGGTTAGGGGGATGGGTCGGCTGGGCCGGGGGGAAGGCCGGGCTTGGGCCGGACGGCGGAGGCCTCCAGCTCGCAATCCCCCGAAGCCGTGCGCGGCGCGGGCTTGGGCCTTGGCGGCTGGAAGGCCTCGGCCCGCCGGGGCCGGGCCATGGCGGAAGGCGTTTTTGCAAAACAACGCTGTTTTTTGTTGAGTTTGGCATGTTCATTGAACATGCCAATCCCTAATCTAGTGCGTTTTTGTTGTCTTGACTGAGTTGGCACGTTTAATAAACATGCCATGCCGTATAGTGGTGCAGTTCCGAATTTTTTAGGAGGAAAACAGGGGCGGATGGGCGGAAGGCTTGGAGGGCGCGGGTTCGGACGGTTTTACGGGATCGGCGCGGCCGGGGACAAGATACCCCCGGCCAGGCGCACCAGGGCGGGAGCCGGACGGCAGAGGCCCCCAGCTCGCAATCCTCCAAAGCCGTGCGCGGCGCGGGTTTGGGCCTTGGCGGCTGGAAGGCCTCCCTTCACACCCACCGAAAAAAACCCGGCAAACCCGCGGGCCCCCCCGCTGCGCGGTGCCCCCCGCGGGTTTGCCGGATTTAAGGCTCAAGGAGAAGAAAAGGCCTCAGCAACCGAAGCAGCATCGGAATCTGAAGACTTGGCAAGGCCAGAGCGGGGGGGCGGCTCATGGTGGGGAGTAAGCACGAGGTCGTCCACCGCCCAAATCATCCTAGCAATGCGCCTGACAGAATGCCCGGCGTAGGCAAGCTCCGTGGTGTTGAGCTTGTGGCCGTCATCCGCAGAAACATAGGCGACACAAGAATAACGGCCATCGTCCGAAAACACGCAAAGCTCACCCGACAAGCGGCCCGGATAGTCAGGCATAACCGTTGCCTTGGGAGGGTCGGGCTGGCGGGCTGGCTGCGGCTTTGCCACAAGATCGGAAGGAAGAGCCTTTTCAGGAACCGGACTGGCTTTCACTTGAGAAACGACCGGCTGCACATCAGGCTTGCGGGTAAATGCGCGGTAGATATGAACAAAGGACAGCGTAACAATCAAGATAAACAGAGGAGCCAGATACTTGCCAGAAAAGACCAGAAACCGAGTAAAGAAGGAAACTTCAACCTTAGCCATTTCCTGCAATCCAAGGCCCTCAGCAGTATACGACCTGTAGAACTTAAAAAGGACGGGATCATATTCGCCATCCACCGTATTGGTAGGACGACCGCGGGAAGACTTCCCGGCATAGGTCTTAAGAGTGTAACCAGTACCACCAATAACGCGGCGCTTGACTAGGTAATGGCATATCTCAACAGTACTCCTAAGCTTTTTCGAGATTAACAAAGGATTTTGAGTAACCAAGGTTATATCGCAATAATATTTCCTATGGCGGGAGAAATACTTAGATACTTCGGTATCGTCAAATTGGTCAGCCGTGAAATGTTCTTGGCACTCGTCAATAATATAATGATACCCGACAAGGAATTCACCCGAGTTATTCTGATAAGAAGCCACGTCGTCAAACGATAAATCAGCGAAAAACAGAGTTTGATCCACCACATCACCATAAACTTCACGCAACAATTCCAAATCCAGAGGAATATTGGTAATAATTTTACGGCCCGATTTTTTCGACAACTCGGGGACAATGTAACGCTCCACACAAAAAATAGTCTTGCCAGCACCGGCAGTTCCTTCAACCAAGGTGAGCATATCAGAACGCCAGCTTGCCAATGATGCGCATGACAATATCCTTGCCGTAACGCCAAGTGGCAACCGTGCCGATAATAGAAAGACCCTCGACGACGCGCAAGGCCGTCAACCACTCGACGAAAGCAGGATCGGACTCGCCAAGTTGCTCCGCAAGAGTCTTGATAGTCGGGAAGGGTATGTTGGGAGCATTCTGGACATGCTGGGTAAGTGAATCAAAATAATCGGTAATCATGTCATACAAAGCCTCGCCTATCCTATCAATGAAAAAGTAGAAGATGGCAGGCAAGGCCGCGATAATCTTGGGCCAATATGCCTTAATCAAGGAAATGATTGAAAGCAACAAACCCCGAGTAAGGGTAAAAAACCTTATCAACAAAGACCCGAGGGAAACCAGCAAATCAACAAGCAATAACAAATAAGGCATAAGGCACCTAAGTCCTGGCAATCCTAAAAGAAACGGCTATGGCGAACAACATAATCGCATCGCCGAAAATACGCACATAAGGACACACGTCAATTTCAACAGTGCCTTTAATCGGAACAGCAACAACAAAAGGCGCAGGACATCCCGAAGAGGAGCCGGACGTGGGGAAAAAACCACGCAGGTAATCAACGAACCCGCTGGCATCAACAGAATCCTCGACAGCTTTCAAGAACCTGTCAAACGCATCATGCGAACGCTGACGAGCCGGAGGCATCCTTTTATCAGAGGGCAACTGGGAACTACCGTTACCGTTACCGTTACCATTGCCGTTGCCATTGCCGTTACCATTGCCGTCAGAATCCAAATCACCCGTACCTTGGGGATTGTCACCAACACCAGAACCGTTATCGACGCCCTTACCATCAGCAGAACCCGTCAACGCATCCTTCACGCGCTGTAAGGTGCTTTCCTTGGCGCAATCGGGACAATCACCCTTTCCATCGGAACCCGTAACGCCCGATCCTGTACCGGGAACCGCGCCTGTTCCCGTGCCTGTTCCCGTGCCCGTGCCCGTGCCCGTGCCCGTGCCGGTGCCTGTTCCCGTACCGGTGCCGGTGCCTGTTCCCGTTCCGGTGCCGGTGCCGGTGCCGGTGCCTGTTCCCGTGCCGGTGCCTGTTCCCGTGCCGGTGCCGGTGCCGGTACCTGTACCCGTGCCAGTGCCTGCTCCCGTGCCAGTGCCTGTTCCCGTGCCGGTACTACCCGAACCAGAGGTGCCAGTACCCGTGCCAGTTCCCTTATCGCCCGAACCATTGCTAGTAGAATCACCGCCTGATCCAGAAGTAGGCACGGTATCACCACCGCCGTTTGTTCCTCCTGAACCCGGACTAGGCAAAGGATCGCTATAACTGTAATTGGAACCGGGAGGCAGAACACAAGGGGAACCGAAGGGAATACAAGTATTGGAAACAGGGCAGTAATAACCATTACCGCACACGTTATCCCTAGGCAGAGTGCCTTTGGTATCAGGCACCGGATTTAAGGGCGGATAATGACACGAATTGTCGTCAACACTCCAAAACCCCGGCAAAGAACAATCAGACTGGGAGCTACACGCCGCCGATTGAGAAGAAATGGGAGGGCATTCCCTTGGGGGATTACAGGAACCATCACGCGCTTGATATTTACCGGAAGGACAGGCCGGAACATTGGTACACATAGAACCCGACAAAACACCGCCATTAGGGCAGGAATAGGCGGCATATAACCTTTGGCCCGTAGAACAATTTTGAGGATTGCCGAATGTAATCAAACCGGGATTGCCCGGCGTGGCCGTCGCATTGGCAGAACCGCATTTTAAAGACGCACACCATGAGCCGCAGTATGCGGACAAGGCATCAAAAGCAGATAAGTAATTTTGCCCGCCATTGACGTTATAGGTAAGAAGAGGAGAATAATCCGAAGCACTGGCTACAACAGGATTAAATATGAGAAGGAAGCAGAGGGATATGAAAAATTTCATAAGGTGCCAATACCGATACAGAAACACAATCCCGATATGGCACCCAGAATCAAGAAAGCTACATGCGCATCCATAGTATTAAAAACCTAATCATGATATGGGGCATAACACCCCATATCGTCTAACACAAAAAGATCAAAGCGCCCGGATCAGACGCTTGCCCACACGCGCCGCCGCGATCAACGCGGCCAAGCCTATGGCCGATCCGGCAATGGCCGAGCCCGTTGACGAAATGGAACCCACATCCACGTTATCGTTGATAAGCTGGCCCATGGAAGTCGCAGTGGCAGAAGCCATGCCGGAGGCGGCGGAAGCAGCCAAAGCAAAGGCCGCAGTCAAATAGCGTTTCAGGTTTTTCATGGTCACTCCAAAATTAAAAAGTTTGTTTTGTTTCGTGTTTCGCGGAAATCAGTCACAACATATTGAAGAATTTCACCCCCTGCCGAATGGCCCAACCAATCAACCAACTAGCAACAGGCAAAGACCAACCGGCCAAAAACAAGTCGGTCGCATCTTCGCCCGTCATTCCAAAGGTATATTGAAAATCATACATAACCCAACCTAACCGTGTTTCTTAAAAGACGGCACATTAGATGAAGAATTAACCGAAGCTTCGGACTTGTCATGCAGGACTTCACCAGTAGACGAATCGACAGAGACACCATCAATACCCGGATCAACCACAAAGCCGGACAAGACAACCTCAGTACCCCGGCCCCGTTGCTGGACGAAAGTATCAAAATCCCATTCAAGGACGCCGCCCTTGACATGGTGCCGGAAACAAGCCAAAAGACGGGGATAAAAGTCTTCGGACACGGGAAGCTCCACAGTGGAAAACCCCGCCCCCTCCCGGTTAAACCAACCCTTCTCACCTGCCTTGCCCTGATGGACGGGAACAAACGGCGACAACGCCAAAACCCGGTGCATGGAATACGCATTGCCGCTCTCGCGGGAATTGCCGTAGGTATGGACAACAGACAAAATCTTGAACTTCACAAAGACACCTCACAGGGAAAAAGACGGCCCTTTCAAAAACCCGGAACGGCAAGGCCGCGTGTGCCGCGCCGGGGCTTCAAGACTTGGAACGGGCAGCAAGGACAAGACCGCGCACCCGGCGGGCATACGCGAGGTACTCCCCTTCGTTGCGGAAATGCAAAGGCTTCGAGACACGGCCAGAAGAAGAACACGCCAAAGGAAACGGCAAGAGAGACTCGGAACAATCAAGGGAAGGCCCGGACGGAACCGACCGGACGGAGGCACCCTCCCGGCAAAGCGAGGAAAACGGACGCAAGACGTAATTCTCGGCAGCAGTCCAATAGCCATGCTGGAGACGGCGCAAGGCGCACGACCTGTGGGCAGGGCGGGCCAGCCAGTCATGAGCCGGACAGCCTTGGCAATCCTCACGCGGGCCGGACGGCGCCTTGCCAGTAAAAGTATGCGGGCCAGAATACCCAGCCATGGCGAACCCCCTACAACGCAATAAGCTTCTTGTCATAGGCCCATTGCGGCGTGACCACCGGCACGGCCTCGACAATACGGATCAACGGCACGACGTTGTTACGCTCAGGCGCAAGATGCGGCACGTTGATATCCACGCCGTACTCCAACAAAGCCCGGCGATGGCGATAAAAAGTATTTTGGGCCAGCAGATAACGCACATCCGCGCCCTGCCGCCAAAGCTGGTAGGTGCCCAACAGGGTGCGGGGCATCTTGGTCAATTGCTCGTCAAGCAACGTGGCTTGCATGGTCATGTCGATCTTCCCCAAATAATCGTTGAAAAGCTGATCGAGTTTGGCGGGGGTCAAATGATGCCCATGGGTGATCCCGTGGCGCTCCTGAAGCTCACGGGCGAACAGGCGAAGCTCGGCGCGGAGCTTGCCGTCTACAAACTCCTCCAAGCCCAGCCCCTTGAGTTCTTCGGGCAAGCGGTGGAACTTGGCGGAAAGTTCGCGGAACTTGTTATAAAACTTGAAAGCCCAGCGGCGGGAATGCTGGCCCATGTAGACCGTGCCCCGGTCGCGGGAAGAACGGCCATGGCGGGAGACGGCCCGCATGTGCGCGGCATGAAGCCACGCCTCGACACTGGCATCGTTACCCACGTCAAACAGCCGGGTGATATCCAGCATCTTGACCCAATAATCCCCGCGCTTGATGCGGGCCTCCGTCAAGGCCGGATCGGCAGAGCCTTGGAAATAAGCGGCGTGAAGCTCGACAATGCGACGGAACGCCAACAACACCAAACGATCCAGATCCTCAATGCCGAAAATGTTGTGGCCCTGCAAAAACTTGGCAAGATTGCCGTCCACCAGAAGGGCCGTCGCCCTGCCCTCCCCGTTCCCGCCCGACGACTTGACCTTGATGCTCGACTCGAACGAGCCACGGCAAAGCAAGGACTTGACCGATTCCCACTCGACCGTGCCATCGGGATCAATCGACAGCACACGGCCCGCCGGGAGGGGGTCATGCAGAAAAGGAAGCTCACCGCGAAACCAGTCAATCATGATGTAACTCCTTAAGGTACATGTCACCTTAAAAGTTACATCGCTATATGTCAATGCCCAAGTTACATTGTGAGCATGAAAACCATTGCAGACTACATAGAACAGCTAAAAAAAACGTACAAAATCAACAGCTACTACAAAGCCATGGAATTCTTGGAAATGGACAGACAAGCATGGACGAAGATCCAAAAAGGAGGCGGAATATCAGAAAAAAACGCTATAAGGTTAGCAAATGCTTTAAAAATCAGCCCTATAGAGATTATGGCGGTTTCAAACGCACTCAAAGCACCAAACAACGAAATCAGAGACATATGGCTAAAACTAGCCAAGGAAAAAGAGGAGGAACGAACCGAAAACCAAGAATACTGCCCCGCCGAAGAGACCAGCCACCCACAAAAATGAGACAAAAGGACGACACGTCAAAAGAGGGTGACTACCAAAAATGGTAGAAAAGGACAGTACTACTGAGCCTGTCCTAGGGAAGGGAGAGGACGGAAGGCAAAAAAAGGCCCCCTTGGCAGGAGACCAAGGGGGCCGCGCATAATGCGCCTTATGCATAAAGGGCCGGGGGGATTGCGATTGTCCCCCCGGCCCTTTCTACATAAGGCCGCTTGCATTATGCGCGACGCCGCTTGGAACGTTCCGGCATGAGGAAGGCCGGGAAAGCGGCCCTTGCGGCCTGTCCGGCCCGCGACCGGCGCGGCCAGCCGGAGGCGCGAGACCGGCGCGGCCCGTGCGCCGTAACGCTTCTGTGA